AGAAGAACCCTTATAGGAGAAGTTATGACTAAAAGTGTTACGGCTGAGAGGAAACTGACGAACCGCCAAAGAGAGTTCTGTAAATTGATAGTCGAAGGCATCTATTCAAATGCGGAGTGCGCCAGGAAAGCAGGGTTTTCTGTGAATGTGGCTCCGAAAACAGCTTCTGTTTTACTGAACGGGAAAGACTACCCTCACGTAGTAGAACACATAAAAGAACTGAGGGAGGAAAGAGAACGCCAGTACGGAGTGACACTGATTGGTCAAATGAAACGACTGTCTGAGCTATCAAAAGGTGCGGAAGATGTTGGTCAATATTCTGCGGCAATCAACGCAGAAAAAATTCGGTCAGCATTGGGTGGTCTAACTATCGACAGAAGAGAAACAGTTAATCGAATCGATGATATGACAAGAGAAGAAATTATGGGACGGTTGGCTGATCTTCAAAAACGATACCCTCATGTAGTAATCGACGGAGAATTCAAAGATGTCACGAGGACCCGAAGCGAATTTTTGGACGGCGATCCGAAAGAAACTACCGAAAAATTGTTACGCTTGGAGGTTGGAGAACAGGGTCTCAGCAGGGATGCCTGATCTTTATATCGTTTGGGAATCAATATCATTCTGGATAGAACTGAAGGTAATTAAAAGTAATAAAGTGAATTTGAGTCCACAGCAAACTGCTTGGCATATCTCACACAGTCACGCAGGAGGTCTCTCGTTCATCTTAGTTAAGCACCAAGGGTCGGGTAGCCTATATTTATTTGAGAGCCGTGAAGCGAGAACCTTGGCTTCTGAGGGGGTGTTCCATACTGAAGGTTCTAGGCTCGAGGATATTGAGTCTGTGTTCCAGGCGATCCGCGATCAAGCTGACCAAACCCTGCGACCCTGCGCCCTTTCTCATCAGGCATTTGCCCAATAAAAAACCCCTCCGAAGAGGGGTTGGTTCTCAGTTTGGAGGACTAAGAAACTGGTAGTGATTCTGCGCTCTGCGACCCTGCGTGTCAAGTCCTGCGACCCTGCGCCCTTGTATATATGTATATGATCTTGGCAGCAGAACCCCAGGGTGGGGGCCGGAGCCCCCGTGGTTGGATTAGTGAAAGCTGTAAGAGACATTCGCCACGTTCGCATCCCAACAGCTTCGGCAATCGAGGCACTTGTTACCTTGTGAACTGGCAGGACAAGCTTGGCCGAACGGGGATCGATCCTTGTGAACGGTGGAAGTATGCGCCCATTTGTTGGACGCAGCCGAATCAATTTTGGTCGCGCTCATGCGAACAATAGCATTGTTCGGCTGTTCCGTTTGCGCGAGGGCATCTTTCCAAATGGCGGGCTCTTTGGACGGTATCCAATGTTTAATCTCTGGAGTCTGTCGGCAAATCTCTAGAATGTTAGTCGCCATTTGTACGCTTTGCACGTCGCCAGAATCGAACCAACGGAAGTATCCATTGGTGCAAAACTGGCGTAATTCTTCGACCATCTTCGGTACGAATTCTAAGCTTGTCATAAAATCCATGCGTCGTTGCATGGCGTTTCTGGTGTTGGGCATACGATAGAAACCCTTGAGCGCATAGCAATCATGGCAAACTGTGCCTTCGATCTCTGCGAGTTTCGATCCTGTTTTGCATGCTCTAGCGTCCAACGATATCGCTGGACATGGCATCTTTGACGGGTGTGAAAGTATTTTAGATTTCATTGTTTTAGTCCTCCAAATAAAACTAGGTACAGTGTATCACAAAAACTAGTGTAGTCAAAACCCTGCGACCCTGCGACCCTATGTTTTTGAGATATGAAAAGAGCCCAGGCATTGCCTAGACTTTTGTTGCATTGCTGCAGGAAGAGTGGGGCATTACGCCCCACACTGTTCCTCACCGAATGTCGTATATTGTACTTTGATTAAGTACATTGTGCCGTTGTCGCTATACACAAACCAACGACCGGCATCTAGTGTGCATATTGCATGAACTTCCATCCATGGCGTTTCTCTGCAATCGTAGTTCAAGACTTCAGCAGTCTTATCTTCAAACACATCAAAATGACTAATCAAACGTCCCCAACCATCAGGACGCTTTTCTAAATCAGTAACGATGAACACATCATACTCACCGTCACCCCAACCGTTGTGATAATAAAATGTTCCTGATTCTGTTCTGATAGCTAGCGAGCCACCGTCACATGCATATGTATACTGTTCCATTATTCGTCCTCCAAATAGGTATCAATTTCATTTTCGACATTTTCAATACTGTTAGCCCAATCAGATACGTCATAGTCAAAATCTTCGACCTCGCCATCTAACTCAGAACCAACTTCATCTAATTTGCTGCGGGCTTCTGCTAGTAAGCCCGATATTTTTTCCAACTCTTTTTTAATATTCATCTTTTGTCCTCCAATTTAAGACACCTAAAGTGTAACACAAAAACTAGTGTAGTGGTAATTTTTTTTAGTTGACCGACTGCCAGGATGTCGGCAACTAAACCGCAGCTGCAGCACCCTGCGACCCTGCGACCCTGCGACTCTGCTTTTATATATATGAAGATTTGAGCCCAGGATGGTTGTTAACTGGTGCAGTAGTTCGCAGCCGTTTGATGGATCGATCCGTACCAGTGAGCAAAAAAAAGCCCCTCCGAAGAGGGGCGCATAACAGAGGACACTGTTATAAGTAGACCGACGTGGTTATCTCCGAAGGCGTAAACTTTATTTTCATATGCCCGTTTTTCTCAAGAGCCTCTACCATTTCTTTGTTGAGGGGAATCCACTCCGCGAAATCGTCACCACCTACGGCTTCACGACATTTTTCCCAAAGATCTTTTGTCTTAGGTGAATAACCTTGAGCGTAGATGACATGACACTTTGTCTCATCCAATTTATCGGATTTAAAAGTTCCTGCCATTAGATAGATGCCATCATCCTTGACTAGGTGCAAACCATAGTCTTTCGTGGTTTCTTTACTGTATGGAATTGTGCGCTCATTCTCACGCATGAATGTGATCATGCGCGAAAACTCTTTACTCTTGAATGTTAGCGTTGTCATTTCAAAGCCTCCTCAATCTTATAAACTGCATCGGGGCTAAAGCCTCCGATGTTCCATGAAGTAATGTCCTCAAGGTTGAGACCATCAGCACCACAATAGTTTTTGCCATCTTTCCAATTATAAAGCGTGGCAACCGTGCCATCTTCAAACTTAAACGCCCACTCAGCGTCCGTCTTGTAAGCGTCACCCTGAGAGTGTGGCTTACCTAGTTTGTCGATGATGTTTTGAAAGGTAGAGGTAGTGTAGCCCTGCAAATGTGAACCACCTATTTCTCTGTCTGTTGCTTGTTCCATTTTTTGTCCTCCGTTTTAAGACAAGTAAAGTGTACCACAGTTAAATCACAATAATACACAAGTTTTTTTATATTTTACTCTGCGAGCCTGCGGTTCTACTTTTTTAAAGGGGCAGCAGCTGAAATAAAAAAGGGGCTCGAGGCCCCTCCCAGTTATTCGTGAATGGTGTCTACGTGCTCAAGACCTTCATCTAGTCTCAAGAGTATGCCTTGTAGTCGCGCACTCCATTCTTCTTTATCGGTATCAACGATAGGCATTTTGATAGAATGCAAATTAGGGTCGCCTACTTCTACATACTCGACGTGCCATCCTTTATGGATGATGTTCTGTAATGTAATGATGTCTTGATCTGATAGAAAGACATTAGGCTTTCTGTACTGGTCATTCATTGTGATGTCCTCTTTAGTGAATGAGAGTGTAGTGTAGCGTACATAACACTACACTACAACCTGGGTTTTATAGTCTACTAGAGTTAAGCAGCAGCCCTAGAATCCAGAGCGCGATCCCCGCCAGTGACAGACCGAAACCGATCAGTGTGTGTAGGATCGTCAAAGGATTGTCTTCAATGTATCCGACTCCACCCAAAACCATGATTAGTCCTGCGAAGATTAGGAATGCGAGTGAGAAAGTTTTCATTTTTAGTCCTCCATTAGAACTGGTTTGAAAATCGGAGGGGCAAAGCCCCTCCGGTTGTTAGCTGTAATCGACTTCTTGAATATCGTATACGTCTCGGCAGCCGACAGCTTCTTTTACTTTTTGCCAAACATCAGAGCCCTCTTCCGTGTTTAACGTCCTGCCACGGCTAACCGCGTGGTAATCGTCAATACTCAAAAGCTCCCGTTGTTCGTAGTTCAGATCTTCTTCAATAGTCTCTGAAAAAGTGAGCCAAACTGTGAACTCATGTTCGTCTTTATCCCAAACTGTGAACTCTGCTGTATATTCTGTAACCATCTTAAAATCGGGGGCATTACTGCCCCCGTCTCCTTTAGTTAACCCAATTACGTCCCATGAAATTAAACTCGACGATAGTGTCGAGGTTGATTGACCGCCAAGCTTTTTTGGGGTCTTCACCTTTACGAAGTAGGTCAATGTCAACTACTGACAGCAGCCGTGAGCGGTCACCCTTCAACTCACCACCCGCGAAGAAACGGTCAGCAGAAGGTAATACGCAAACCATTTTACGAAGTGAATTATCTTTCTTAACGAAAGTGACTGAGAAGAAACGACGGCCTACGGCCTCTCTGATTATTTGCTTATCAAACATGATAGCGTCCTCTATTGTGCGGGGTTTTTTGTAGTCCCCACTAACTACACTTACGATTATGAGGTCTAGTCAAAATATATCAAGTCTAATGTATTATACTTTAGTCTAATGTCATGAAAAAAAGCCGGTTACTTGGGGCGTTTGGGATGGTGGCGTGGCATTGTCACGATGGGGTCTCCCCCTAAAAAAAGGGACGTGTGTACACAGGCGGCTATATATAGTTAGTTCAATAATTTCATTGACCGAGAATTTCGTTCCGACCCCCACCCTTAAAAGTCGTGTAGACTCACGTTGGAGTCCCTTGGCCCGAGAAAAAATCACCATGCAAATTCATTTGAACCTTCCAGGTGCACCGTTAGTGGAGAACACTTTGTTTTTAATGGCGCAGTCGGACACGCACCGTTTTTACAATGATCGTGATATAGAGAGATTGATTCTTGCGCCTAAGGACCATGGCAAGTTGTTGGTTGCTTATGATGATCAAGCCAACCCGATTGGCTTTAGTACACATGCGTTTTTATCTCCTGAAGCGGAGGAGGGTTACCTGACTCGGAGCAGGAAACTGCAACCGATGGATTTTGAAGGAGAAGATGGTACTCTATGGTGCATAGACTTCGCGGCCCCGTTCGGAGACTGTATTCATGTCATGCGGGTGATGCGAAACTGGTGTAATGAGCGGTATGGTTCTGGGATGAAGGCTAGGATATACCGGAGCCTTAGAAACCACATAGGGTGTTTGGTCATATGATTCACGATCCTTGTATTGTCCCCCAACTAAGAAGTAAAAAAAGAGAGCGTGACGATTGGTTCCTTGTTCGCATGGGCTGTTTTAATGGTGACCCTGACGGAGAAGGTTCTGGAAAAGACGGCGCAAGTGATCTTGGTGATGCAGGAGAGGCGATAGCCTCAGATTTTGTTGACCCATATGACCAAGACGAAGCAGCTGATTTTAGAGACAGACAAGACGAGTCAACAGGGGAGTCTGAACCTGGGGAACGTTCTGCTGATATCGGTGACAATCAAACCAGAGCCGTCAACATTGCTAACATTGCTAGTGTTCCAGACATCGACTTTGACGAAGAGTTTGACAGAAACGAAAGCCCTTTAAATTTTGCCGCTTTAGATTTTCCGGGAGGACCAAACGAACAACGGAAACGAGACAGGGAAGAACGCGAGGTTGAAAAGCTACTCGAGCAACAAAAACAAGCAGACCGAAGGGCAAGAGCAGTTGGTGCTGACGGCCCTGATCCCGTGGATATTTTTGACGTTTACGACCCTAATGAACCGGAAGGCGGTGCAGCATCGTTGACGGCCCTTCGCCCAGACCTAGCTCGTGATCCTTCTCGTCCTCCAGTTAGTATTGTTCCTGCAGCTACAACTCCAGCAGAGCAAATAATAGCTCAAGCCCGTAACCCTAACTTTTTGCCTTCGGGTATGACAGGACCCGCACCTTCAGGTGGTGATGTTGATTTGACTCCAGACTTTTTGCCTTCGGCCATGACAGAGCCACGAGAGGCTCGATCACAGGTCTATAACGTCGCAGGACCAAGTGCAATGACCATGCAAGGTGTAGACCGTGACATACCTCGTGATTTTGATGGAGGCGATGTTGGTGATTTTTCTGAGTTCTTGCCACCTGAAGTTCAAGAAAAGGAAAGAGAAAGACGGGAAGAGATCAGGAAAGCGGTAGAAGAAGGGAGACCGATCCCTGGAGAAGTAGGTCTTCGTAATTTGTTGGCACCACTCGGACTAGGTAAAACTATTCTTGAAAAGTTTACTGAAAGAGATAAGGAATTTGCTCGTCAGGCGAATCTTCCAGGTAATCAATTTCAAACAAATGCCCAAGGTCAGATAACAGGGGTGTTTAACCCACGGGAAAATGCTGTTTATACCCCGTCTTCTGTTGGATTGTTTGATTTCAAAGGCCAAGAGGAGGCGGCTGGAGATCTTTATAGAATGCAAAGACAACGTCAAGAACAAGAACAACAAAGCCAAGGAGGAGATGACCCTATCATCCCGCCATTAATTCCTGAAGATCCGTTAGCCCAGGATCAAACACCAGAACCTGTCGTTGGACAGAACGTAATTACTGGAGCCAACTACCAACCACGCGAACCGGTGCAATTTGCTTACACAGGACTGCCGACTTTGGCTCCGGTATCACTGCAACCTACTTTCCAAGCGCAACAGCAATTCACTCCAACGTTTGGATTGGGTGCATTGCGCCGTAGCTGATGTCCTCGACTCTTGAATCTTTGCCTGATGAGGTGCTGAAAGAGATTTTAGCCCTCAAACAGGCAGAAATCAGGATCGCGACCCGCGAAAAAGCGCAAAATCATTTCATGCCCTTTGTACATCACGTCTATGAGAACTTCATAGAGGGCCGTCACCACCGTGTAATCGCGGAAAAACTCGAAAAGATAGCAACTGGGGAGTTAAAACGGCTGATTGTGAACATGCCGCCTCGTCATTCCAAGTCAGAATTCGCTTCTTACCTCATGCCAGCGTGGTTTTTGGGGCGAAATCCTAAATTAAAGATCATTCAAGCAACTCACAACACGGAATTAGCGGTCAGATTTGGTCGTAAAGTCCGTAATTTAATAGAAACGGAGGCATATTATGAAATCTTCCCCGAAACCAAGCTCAAAGCGGACGACAAAGCGGCGGGTCGCTGGGGCACCGAAGCAGGAGGCGAATATTTCGCAGCAGGAGTCGGTGCAGCCGTCACCGGTCGGGGAGCCGACCTCTTCATCATTGACGACCCACATTCGGAACAGGATGCCCTTAGTGAAGGAGCGTTTGATAACGCTTACGAGTGGTATACGTCAGGCCCTCGCCAACGTTTACAGCCGGGTGGCGCGATTATTCTCGTAATGACGCGCTGGGGGACGAAGGATCTCACCGGAAAACTGATGAAAGCTCAGGCCAACGACGTAATGTCCGACGAATGGGAGGTTGTGGAGTTCCCTGCAATCATGCCTTCGGACAAACCACTGTGGCCTGAGTTCTGGAACAAGGATGACTTGTTAAAAGTCAAGGCTGCACTGCCTGTTGCCAAGTGGAATGCACAATGGCAACAGCAACCTACCGCCACAGAGGGTGCAATTGTTAAACGTGAGTGGTGGCAAACATGGGAGAAAGACGATGTCCCTCCGGTCAAATATATCATGCAGTCATATGACACGGCGTTCTCGAAAAAGGAGACAGCGGATTACTCAGCAATTACAACGTGGGGTGTATTTCAACCAGAAGAGGGAGGAGCAGACCACATCATCCTGCTCGATGCCCAACGAGGCCGATATAACTTCCCGGAATTAAAAGAAGCCGCTTTAGAAGAGTACGATTATTGGGAACCTGACATGGTTATTATCGAAGCCAAGGCAACTGGTACCCCGCTAACCGACGAATTACGCAGAACCGGCATACCCGTGTTAAATTATACTCCTGCTAAAGGTCGTGATAAAGTGACCCGCATGCACACCGTTGCACCAATCTTTGAAGCTGGAATGGTTTGGGCTCCAGAAAAAAAGTTTGCAGACGAAGTGATTGAAGAATGTGCCGCTTTTCCCAATGGCGACCATGATGACTTCGTAGACAGTATGACTATGGCTCTAATTCGTTTTCGCCAAGGCGGTTTTATCGCACTAGAAGGTGAAGAGGAGGAAGAAATGTATGCACCAAGAAATAGAGAGTATTACTGATGTCTGTGCCTCCGAATCAAATGCAAGGCATGATCGACCCAGCACTGGAGGCAGTGCCAGGTGTCGAGGTTGAAATACCACAAGTCGAAGACTTTGCCGGTGGAGCAGAAATTATAGAAGGACCAGAGGGTGCCATCGTTCAGGCAATACAAGAACAGATGATGACCCAAGTGCAGGAGTACGATCACAATGCAAATCTGGCAGAAACTCTCGACGATTCTATCTTGGGTGAACTTTCGTCGGAACTTAGAGAGCAGTATGAGACTGATCAAGAGTCAAGGTCAGAGTGGGAAGAAGGATACACCAAGGGATTGGATCTCTTGGGAATCCAGTATCAGGAGCGGACACAGCCCTTCCAAGGAGCGTCAGGAGTCACGCACCCGATCATCGCAGAGTCAGTAACGCAGTTTCAGGCACAGGCATACAAAGAATTATTACCTGCCGGTGGGCCAGTACGTACAAACGTATTAGGCGCACAGGATTCAGAGAAAGAAGCACAAGCCGTTCGCGTCAAAGATTTCATGAACTACATGCTAATGGAGGTAATGGAGGAGTTCGATCCAGACACCGATCAGATGCTGTTCTATCTACCTTTATCAGGCTCAACGTTCAAGAAGGTTTACTTTGATGAAGCGAAACAACGACCCGTTTCTAAATTCATACCAGCGGAGGACTTGGTCGTCTCTTATGCGGCAAGTGATCTCGCGACCGCGTCGCGGATTACGCACGTTCTTCGCATGGACGAAAATGAAATTCGCAAGTTACAGGTTGCTGGTTTCTACAGAGATATTGATATTTCGGCTGACTATGAAGCAGATTCTGACCCGGTCAAATCGAAGGTAAACGAACTGGACGGCGTTGAGAAAAGCGCAACCGACGATCTTTACACAGTGCTTGAAATGCATGTCAATCTGGATATTGAAGGCTTTGAAGATGTTGATCAGATGGGGGAACCCACAGGAATCAAACTACCGTACATTGTCACGCTTGATCAGGGTAGCGGAGAAGTTTTAGCGATCCGCAGAAACTACGAGGAAAATGACGCACTAAAACAGAAGGTGTCGTACTTCGTGCACTACAAGTTTTTGCCCGGTCTTGGTTTCTATGGCTTTGGTCTGATTCACATGATCGGTGGATTAGGCAAAGCAGCCACTTCAATACTAAGACAGTTAATTGATGCCGGTACATTAGCGAACCTTCCGTCAGGTTTCAAAGCTCGTGGTATCAGAGTCCGTAATGATGACGAGCCAATAGCACCAGGCGAGTTCCGTGATATTGATGCACCAGGCGGTGACATCCGAAACAGCATTATACCTCTACCGTACAAAGAGCCTTCCGGCACGTTAGCACAGTTGCTGGGTGTTTTGATTGAGTCTGGCCGTCGGTTTGTTTCGATAGCAGATCAACAAACTGGATCACCCGGGTCGCAACAACAACCGGTCGGTACAACCGTTGCGTTGCTTGAGCGTGGCATGAAAGTCATGTCGGCTATACACAAGCGATTGCATTACGCACAGAAAACAGAGTTTAGGATTCTTGCTCGACTGATTCGTGACAACATGCCACCGTCGTATCCATACGCGACAGGTGTTGATGCAGGGATCAAGCAATCTGATTTTGATGACCGTGTTGATATTCTTCCGGTCTCTGACCCCAATATTTTTTCAATGGCACAGCGGATAACGCTGGCACAGACACAATTGCAGTTGGCACAATCTAATCCACAACTGCACAACTTACAGGCAGCGTACAAAAGAATGTATCAAGCCTTGGAAGTGCAAAACATTGACGAAATCTTACCACCTGCGCCAGAACCACAACCAACTGATCCTAGCATTGAGAATGCCAGAGCTTTAGCAGGTCAGTTACTGACGGCTTTTCCAGAACAAGAACACGATGCACACATTGCAACACACATTGCTTTAATGGTTACACCCTTGGTTCAGGCATCGCCAAGTGTGTTTGGGATGTTGGTATCTCACTGTATGGAACATATAGCATTTAAAGCCAGAACGATTGCACAGCAAGAAATACAAAATGCTATGGCAAACATGGATCAGGGGCTTGTTCAGATGGCTCCACCCATCCCAGTAGAACAAACAGAATCACGAGTCGCTCAGATAGAGGCTCAGTTAGTCACAGACTTCTTACAAACCATTCAACCACAACAGGGTGAACAGCCAGATCCTTTAGTCGATATAAGACAGAAAGAACTTGCTATTCGAGCGGCTGAGTCTGAGCGTCGTGCTCAGTTAGATGCTAGTAACCTGCAACTCGAAAGAGAAAAACTACAGCAACGAGCCGCTACGGACTCTGCTCGATTAGAGCTACAAGAGGATATCGCAGATCAACGTGCTGAAGTTAACCTTACAAGGATACAGGCACAACAGAACAGAAATTAAGGAAAGGTTATGATCTTTGAAGCCATAGCCGTCGTTCAGACTGCAAACACCGCGATTGGAGCCGTCAAAGAACTATTAAAAAATGGCAAAGACATAACCGACTGTGCCGAACAGCTTGGAAAGTATTTTGATGCAAAAGCAGAAATACAGAAAAAATCAGGTAGTTCGCAGTCAACTGGCTCTGATCTTGAAAACTTTCTTCACCTCGAAAAATTAAGACAACGAGAAGAAGAACTGAAGACCATGTTAATTTACCAAGGCAGAGCAAACCTGTATCAAGACTTTCTAAAGTACGCGGCAGAGGCGAAACGCAACCGTGATGAAGCTTTGGAGGCGCAAAAGAAAGCAAAAATCGCGAAGCGTAAGAGAAACCTTGCTTTGCTACGGACTATGGTCGTTGTATTTGTTTGTCTGTTGGGATTGGCTGCGCTCGGTGGTTTTATATATTGGCTCGCTAATATGAGGCCAGTATGACGCAGAAGAAACTACAAAAAGAATCGATTTACGCTGAGTATGACAAAGATGGTGATGGTGTCATTAGTGATGAGGAGATGTCCCGCATTAAGTCCATCAAAGAAACTGAGACAGCGTTACGAAAAAACTTGGCTCAGTTACGTATGGCAAGATATACCTTAATTGCCATGGGGGTGTTCACTGCTGCTATGTTCTTTGTGCCGATAGAACGGGTACAAGCTTTGTCAGATATCAGCAACCTATTTTACATATCAGGCGCGGGTATCGTTGGGGCGTACATGGGAACAACGGCTTGGCTAAATAAAAAATGATCTATGTGTTTGCTTTAATTATTATGACTGCTGAAGGCACTGTGATTCCTGACAAGAAGGCGTACTTTTATTCGATCAACCGGTGCAACTACTTTGCAGATCGCGTGAGCCGTACACGATACAACTATTGGACTAAACGTAAGGTGCAAGCATATTGTATCCCAGAGTGGGTTAATCCGAAAAACACTAAGATACTGAGGTGATTATGATTCTAGGTGCATTAGGAAAAATACTTGGCAGTGAGACAGTTATCAAGAAAGGCATGGACTTGATTGATGACATGCATACTTCTGAAACTGAG